CTGACAGTCCTCGGTAGACAACATATACATTGTTTGTACCAGCGTCAGGTGCTGCATCAAATGTTAGTGTGGTTCCTGTGGCAGTATAGGACTTTCCAGAACCAAGATTGTAACCTAGATGACAAGAATCGGACTGAAAGTACCTTCTGCATTTTTCTAACGTAGTTGCGTAGTCCTCATGCTCAAACGGCGTGGCTGTATCTCCGACTTCAAGCTGTACTTGAGATAAGTAAAAGTTATTACTTGTGCTATCCATCCAGTTGACTTGGTTCGATGATGCATATGTGTTTGAATTGCTTGACCAAGTGTTGCTTGTTCCTATAGCGAAATTGGAACCTTGACCAAGGGCAAATATTACCTCAAATCCTAATCCATTATCATTGGCTATTGCACCAGCAGAAGCGGTGATAAATGATGTACTGCCAGCCGTAGGGCTTATAGTAATGATTTTCTTTTCCCATGTGTTAGCACTACTAATAGAATAGTCATGTGTAAAAGCATAAAGTGTGCTGTCATTTTTTCTTATAACAATAGAGTAAGTTCCAGTTTTGCTAGATTTTACCCAAAACGACAAAGTAAGAGTTTTAGCAGATGCCGTTCCATATAATAGACTTTGTAAATTTTGTGCTTCAATTGAATGCCAGATATAAGCGTATTGACTAGCAGCAAGACTTGTATCAGCCGTTGTAACTTGTGCTTTTATTGAATATCCTGTCCCTGTGGGTGTATCAGTTGACCGTTCAGATGTGTAAGCACCGTCTGTACTTTCACCAAAAGCCCACCTATCAACAGTTGAATAGCTGTTGTTAGCCGCAGTAGCTGCGGTGGCTCTTTGCCAAACCTGCATTGCACCGTTGATGATCAGATTTCGGTGAGTCAAAACTTGATCAGTCACCTGATTAATGCCAATAGTGCTAAGTGCCATTAGGTAATCTCCAACACACTCAGAACTGCGTCACAGGAATTGTCTTGTGATGCGTATACCTTCAAGACATCTGTAGCGTTCATAACAATTTTTTGGTCGCCTCCAACGACAACAAGTGATGAACCCACAGGTACAATTGTGTCTTTCACAATGTGTCTTAAATTAGACGCAGACCCCGCTCCGCCATCATAGAATTCAACCGTAACAGTTATGGAAACAGATAAGATGTTAGCAATGTTAAGGCCGATAATTGTCGTCTCTGTAGAACTTGGACAAGTATATAAGGTCGTTTTGCCCGTTGAGGAGGTGTCAATATTTTGCGCCGAAAATGTTTTAAATTCGTTTGCCATTTTTCTATCCTAACGCTATCGCAAATGCTAGCGCATTTGGGTCTTGTTCCGTGAAGTTTACTGCATTACCGCTAGCATCGTTAAAGATCATTTTTTCTGCTGGCAACGTGCAAAATATTGTTCTGGTTCCTGAAGACCAGCTTATCTTTTCATCACCAATTGTAAGCGACACATTATCTGCCAAAGTGACTGCTGTACTTAAAGCAATACTTGTCTGGCTATTCACCGTAGCAATAGTCACAACGCCGGAGATTCCTGTCCCTCTGACGCGCTGTCCCACAGTTAGAGTACCTCCAGAGACATTATCAACTGTAACGGCTGTAGAGGCGCTCACAGCGCCGTTTACGAGTGCTGTAATCTTTGTGCTACTGCTTTCTAAGATCGTAGTCCTAGCCAGTGTTGTACCAGACAAGGTATATGTTCCAATGCCAACCTCAAAGTTCGTGCCGTCAGAACAACCATAATAGGTGGTGTTGCCATTCCCTATTTCGGAAAAAGCCTCAAACCCAGTTATTGCACCAGCTAATGTATATGTGCCAGTGCCTGTGGTTGTGGTCGTCTCTTTGACGCGATCTTTAAGTACAAGAGTCATTACTTCAACTCGATTGACAAGTTCCCTGCGTTAATACGGAATATATCTCCAACTGCTATCGTCTTACTTGCGTCCAATTCTCCAATAAACAGCTTGTTGGAACCGTCAAAGGTTAAGACCACATTGTCTGAAATTGACACAGCAGTATCCAGAACAATACTGGTCTGGCTATTTACTGTGGCTACTCGCACAAAACCGCTAATTCCGGTGCCAGTGACAATATCGCCTACAACGATTGTTCCGTTGTTTGTGTCAACCGCCACGTTAGCTGATGAGCTAACCGCGCCGTTCACAAGGGCTGTAGCAATATTCTTGTCTGCAACGAAAGCCGCAGTAACCGTATAAGTAGATGCTGTTCCAGCGGCGGCTGCGTACTCAATATTATTGTCGTTAATCACTCTCTGAGTATCACAAACAACAACTGCTGACGCACTGTGCGCGGCGGCAGTGCTTAGTCCTCGCACGTTGTGCGCTCCCCGTGTGGCACCTGTAAGAATATTTGACCCGTCAAAGTTTAGAGCCACATCATCACTGAGCGAAACTGCTGAACTTAAAACAATGCTAGTCTGACTATTTACTGTAGCCACCCTAATGGTTCCAGATATGCCCGTGCCAGTAACAACCTGACCGACAACTATTGTGCCGCTATTTCCATCAACTGTTACAGCGGTTGAGGAACTAACAGCACCGTTTACAGTCGCGGTAACTGTGCTTGATCCTTTGCCAGCATAGGTAATGACTTCATCATCAATAACAATATTTCCGCTAGTAGGGAATGCTTCTGCGTCTGTTAATATTATTGATGTTGCGCTGTTTGTTAGAGCAACCGCCAAGGTTGTTGTTGACTGCTTCCAGTTCGCTGCGGTGACTTGTTGCCTTGTATAGTTAGCATCGTCTGTGTCCACCTGTACTTCTATAATTTTTCCAGCGTCCGCCTCAACTCCAGCGGTGTAGCCAGTTGCCAAGCCAACATAGATATCGTTATTTGGCGTAGCAAAAGAGAGCGAGTTGTTCTTAAATATGAAGTCAAGAACCCTTCTCTCTAGGTAATTTGTTGCTGCGTTTGATGTTGCCATCGTTCTTACTCCTGTTTAAGTGCGTGGCCTATCAGGTAGACCTCTCCTGTAGGCATCACTATTCTCTCTAGCTTCAGCCAAATCTTTTAAGCGTTGTATTTCCTGCATGAACCTTTGCTCATACAGTTGCATCATGTCCTGTTCACCCTTCATGTAAGTATACGCTTCTACAAGTGAACCGTAAAGAAGGGCATTGGGGGCGTTGGTACTAAGCCAAGTGTTGCCTGTACCTGCACCAGCCGTGATGCTGGCTGGTCTATAATAATAATGAAGCTCTACTGTATATGCCTGATCTGGTGTCGGACCTACAATAAAGTTGTCTATATCAAAAATACCATAGTATTTTGGAACAGCGTTACTGCCATAATCTATTGAGTAACGCTGGATAAAGTTTACATCCTTAATATCCAAAAACTCTTTATAGTTAGCTGTTGTGACTTGGAAAGAAAAAGGTGCTAAATAATCGTTAGGGACATTTAAGTAAGGGTCACTGGCTGTTAACTGTGAGGTAGCATTTTTCCTAAATAGTTCTAAGTCAACCAGCGTAAAAATACGGTCTTCCGCGCCACGAATAAACACAGGCAGGTTAGTTACAAAAGAAGTTTCCTCATTCTCTGTAAAATTCTTTATCGCGTCTTGTAGCTCTGTGTATGTAAATGACATGTCACTTGCTCACTATACTATTGTTATATTGCCGACCATACCGCTATGGTTAGTGCACTGATACACCAAAGATGTATCGCTTGGTTCATGCGGGACAATGAACTGCGTCAATCCGGTGGTAGAATTGTAATTATCTGTCACCCCTGTTGTAAAAGCAGAGCCACCGTTAGATGTCCTGATTTGCAAAGGGTGGCTTGATACATTAGCTGTATTGTCAATCAAATATGTGTGACCCTTGTAGAAGGTAAAGTTCGGGTTGTTACCTGAAGTTGCCCCGGGACCAGTAAATGTATACGCGGTAGAGCCATTCACACCAGCGGTGTATTTGGTTACAGGGCCGCTTGCCTCATCATTCAAGCGTAGCCAAGCTCCGCCGTGGGCAAAATACATCCCTCCGAGCGCATGAACATGAGCAATAGCCCCATGATATGTTGACGCGCTGGGCAGATCACTCAAAGCTGCATAATAGAAAACGATCTTGTTCGCGCCTTGACTAACGTCAAGAACACCGTTTGTGTCGATAATATCCGTAAGCGTGGTTCCATTACCTAACGCACTGTAGATCTCATCGAAGTTATCGTTTATCTTGTCCGCACCTGCACGAAGGGTATCACCCGTTCCATCATTAGCTGATGTTCCAATTCCTACTGCTTGTTTTGCCATTTAAGCCTCGTCAAAAGTCTTGCTTGCCGAATCGAATGTAACACTTATCGAATCAAACGTCGATGATGTTGTTGCTACACCAGCGGCAGCGGTTGCAACCCCGCCTCCGCCTCTTATGCCGCCGATGGTTGCTGTTTCGCCAGTAACTGTAATTGTATACGAATTGGCATCAACAACGGTGATTGTGTACCCAGCAGCTTTGTTCAAAACGGTTGTGGAAAAACCGTCAAATGCTTGTGTTTTACGGAAAATAACAACATTGGATGTGCTGCGTCCATGAGATGGTTCAAACACAGTAATCACAGAGGAACCCGCGCTTCCTGACTGAAAGGGGTTCATCACTAAAAGAACCTGACCAGCTACCTCGGTGGCTGTGTCCGGTCTAGGTTGTAAAAGAGCCTGTGGGTCCGGCCCTATTCTGCGTGGGTTCAGTTGTGGGTGTTTCTCTTCATACTCATCTGGCCCAACTTTAAGACCATTCCACTCAACCAACATCTCTGCAAGACGATACCGAAACCCGGAACGATCCGAAAGACCCCAAGCCCTTTTACCAGATGCGTGTCTTGCCATTAATTAACCCGAAGATATTGAATACTTGGCTGAAGCTTCAGCGGCACTCTGTCCTCGTCCTCATCTGCTGCACGTTGAAACTCTTCTTCGTACACTGACTTTAAAAGCTGAATTCTATCCGGGGCTTTCTTCATCGCGACGTAATAAGCTAGACCTGCAACCATACAAGGATAGAACCGAAACGGTGCGTCATTAGTGTTTACCAATGTGTCAGCGTCATCCATCCTCTGCACAAAATAGTAAATCAAAGTATCTGTGGAGCTATCTGGAGTGGGCCACAGCGTCACCTGTGGTAGTGTTTGACGATTATAAAAATACTGACTCGGACGACCTTCTGTTGTTTTTGCAGGGATCGTTAAGTAATCACCCCTAGACATCCGCGACAACTCAAAGTCTGTGCCACTGCGACGTATTACTACTTCCAACAAGTCCGTATAGTCTGATGTGAAGGTGTATGTCGCTGTGCCTGATGTCAAAGCTTGTGTGCCTTGCTTAACCGTCCACAGGTTAAGACCTCTGTTAGCCCAGTCAGCAAACATTAAGTTAAGAGAGCGCCTTGCTGTTTTAAAGTCATAACCAGTGCGAGCTTCTAACCCACACCGCTCATACGCCTCTTCAATAATTTCAGCGACGTTTAGCTCGAAGTTTCTGGATCCTGAAAGAGCCATTATTTTTTCCTTCTTAAAGATTTTACTCTGCGTGGCTTACCCGCTGGCTGTCCTAGTCTCTTCTTTTGTGATATTCTACTACGTTTTTCTGCTGCTGTCATTTCTTTGGATGTCTTAGGGGTCTTAGAAGAAACCCGCTTTGAGGGGCGGCAATATGGAGTACCCCGTTTTTCACCCTTGCGACGCCCACACGCTTTCCCCGTGGAAACATCTTTCCAGTCCTCTTTGAACCACCGTTTAAGGGCCGCTCCCTTTTTAGTCTTTCGTACTGCCATATCTCATCCATACTTACTGAATAACTGCAAACAAATAAACAAACAAACCAAGAGAGATAACTATAATAGTAGCAACAAGAACAATTTGCTTTATCATTTCTTCAAATTCTCTGGACGCTTGTAGCTTTCGCCTACGTTCTGCCGCCGCAGCCTCTTTTGCCTCTTGTATCCTTCTTTGTCTTTCTTCTAAAATATTCTTCCATGTATTCGGTCCAAAACGCATATTCACCATAGTAGCTACTTCTTGTAGCTTTTCGGCTGCTATTTTGGCATCAATAACTTCACGAGCAACGGACTCCACACCAAACTGATCTTTTATACCAACGCCAGACTTTTTGTTTCTAGCTTCGTTTACCTGCTTTTGACCTGTAAACAAAGCATCTATCTGACCCGCGATGTCTCCTATATCATTAGCTGTGCCAATGGCGCTTTTAATACCGTCAACGGCGCTTTTAACTAAAGCTATCCCAGCCAAGGCCGTTGATATTGGTTCCATAATTATCTCTCTGGTTAATCACGGTCGTAGAATTACAGGGCCGCTATCAATATATCTTGGTTGTTCGGTATTTAAATGTTCCCCCTTTTGCTTTTTTCTTGCTATTTCCCCAGTTTGCTGCGCCGACTTTACGACATTTGGCGATTGCCCCGCTTGCATACGCTGACGGGAAGACTTTATAACGGCGCTTAACCTTGCTGTAACATGCATCTTTAGCCATTCCTTTTTTTCCTTCTTGCACGTTTAGTTACTTTTCTTCTGTCACTTAAAACAGTACCGCACCCCCTAGCAACTCTGGGATTACTGGATGGTCTTTTCCGTCTTTGTGGTGGCTTTGATATTTGCTTTGTCATCGATCCACGCGAGATTGTCATTTTTCTTCTCCAAGAAATCATCCCACAAAACTCTTAACATCTTATGGTTTTCCGTGACCTTCATATTAACCACTGCGACTTCGGTTTTTAAGTCTGTGACAGACATACCAATCCACCCGCAGAAACCCAACAGGGCTACAATAAATATCTTATTGTCCATTAGCACTTCCACCTCCGCCGTGCAGCGCAGATACGTTTCTTAGGCGTTTTGCTACAATTGATGTTATGCATCTTCATCTGCCCTTTTGAGCGGCTACAGTATGAAGAACGACGTTTAGCAGCTTCTGACCCCTTCTTTACTTTACCAGTAACAGCGGTCTTTAACTTTGACCCGGGGTTGGCGCGGCGGTACGCCGCCACACCAGCCTTGGTCATTCCCGCTCCAGATTTTGTGGAGCGGAAATTTTTCTTATTACGACTTGGCATTTTGGCTGGTTTTCTAGCCATTAGCCAAAGAATCCAGTAAGCGAATCTACGTTGGTGAGTGTCACATGACACTGATCATCGAAGATCATACCGTGGTCAGGTATGGTGATCTGATTGTCGTCGGATGTGTGGAACACCATCGACAACAGAGTTGCACCGCCACTGCCGTTTTTAAACACCACCGCAGGTGACCCGCTAGAAGCTGTCTTTACATAGAAAGCTTTTAAACGAGTTCTACCACCCAGCACTGTTCCGGTAGCTGTAACTGTTTTTGCTGTGATAGAAGCAGCCATTCCGCCCTCCTATTAAGCAAGGTTGTTGTTCTGCTGATACAGGATTGTAAAACGAACAAGACCCGCGTTTGTTGCAGCAGAAGCTGTCACAGTCAAACGAATGTCTGCTGTACCAGTGTCCTGCCAAGCTAATGCAGCGCCAGCCTGAGTTGTTGGGTACTTACGTCCAGCAGATGTCCCACTTGCAAAAGTGTTCAGGATTGTAGCTGCGCCACCCACAGTGTCACCGACACTAAGGTTAGTTGTGCCGCTTGCTGCGGTGATAACGTCAATCACGCAATCAATGATCTGAGAGTTTGCAGGGATAACAACATCAGTAACTACAGCAGCTAAAGCACCACCTGATAGGTCTGCTGAAAATGTCTGAGCCATAACAACTTGACCGACGTTAGCAATGTTTGAGCCGAGAGTCGTGCCTGTTGTGTTCTTGATAGTTCCGGCCTTAATAGGACCAGAGAAAGTAGTGGTAGCCATTTAAGTCTCCTGTCGTGGCTAGTGTCAACCGCCCAATGCAGTTGTCAGGAATAAAACATTGTACAACAAAAAAGGGCAGCATGGAAGCTGCCCTTTAATATCATTTTGCCTACACTTATGCGCCCGGTGAACCGAACACTGCGCGAGGATCTGAGAAGCCGAAGCTATAACGCTCACGAGCTTTGTACCGCATGTTGCCAGTGTCGAAGTCTGGGTCCATTGCAGTTGACAGAGCCATACGCTCAAAGTGCTTGAAGCCGTTTGGTGCATCAGTCTTAATGAAGAATGCGTCTGTGTCAGTTAAGAAGTCGTTGACTACATAACCGTCTGGAAGCATGCCCATTGAGCGCAATGCG